CCCTGCTCCTTGGCCTGCGACCGAGAACGGCTGACACGGACAGCTTCCCGTCCAGATTGGTCGGTCGTCCGGCCATCCTGCAAGACGGAGGGCAAGTCCCCAGCCGCCGATGCCGGCAAAGAAGTGACATTGAGTGTATCCTGCCAAGTCGGAAGGTTGAACATCGACAATTGATCGGGTATCGACTTCGCCATGAGGGATGTGTCCTGCTTTAATCAGATTGCGGAGCCATTCTGCGGCGTAAAGATCAATCTCATTGTAATAGGCCGTCACTGCAATGTCTCCTTTGGCAGAAGCTCCTCAATCATACACATCAGCATGGCTTCTTCATTGTGGATCTGCTCACCATATTCATTGGTTTGATAATCGGCCCGGCTATCAAAGTAATCATGTAGCCGGTCGAGCACCTCAAGATGATTATCAATGACTGCATCTTGTTTTCTGGCGATGGCGTTTATTCTACCTGCAACATCCAGAAGGCGCTTGTTCTCGGCAACAAGCTTATCAATCTCTGCTTGCTTGGCCCTTATTACCTCAAGCCATTCAAGTTCTTGTTTTGCACATTTTGCCAAATCTTCAAGCAGGTCATTAGCCATTTTTTGCCATTTCAGGCTTTCTGCTTTTATCTCTTCGACATTATCGCTCATCTTCACATCTCCATCTGTATTTAATTTAATCGGGATATTATCAAGAATAAGTGTTATGCGTACTGGGTGAGAGCCGCAACGCTTTAATCGGCTGGCGCGGCTCTCATATCTTTTGAAAAACCAAATCATTCCGAACGCGGATAGGGAGAAAACTTCTTGGCGATCTGTTCGACGCCTTCAATCAACTCTTCTTCCGTCATTTGCTCTTTGCTCTTTGGCGCAAACATCATGCGAAATGCGCGATAATTGATCCCGTCAACATATGCGTCAGAATGACTGGGTGTTTCAGCCAGGCGAGAGTCGCCAACAGACTCAAGGATTGTCACGACCATATAGGGCGTAATTTCCATGTTCAGTTTAAGCGAGGCAATCTTTGCTGCGCGTTGCATATTCAATTCTATGTCGCCATAGATTTTACCGCGCTGCGCGATGAGTTGTCCGGCGTGTGTTAAAATATCGTAAGGTGTCATCTGTCTGGTCCTATATTGGTTTGATTTTGCCTATGTCTATTCGATTCAAAGCTGTCTTTCCCACAGAATAGTAAGATGGCGCTGCCTTGCTCGCATCACTGTCTTTGTAATACTCCTCCACAATGACAAAGTGATTTTCTTCCAGCTCGTCTACAAATTCTTCGAGCGATCTGGATGGGTGTTGAGCTACAATCTGATGTATAGGTCCGCCATTTCTGGATGGCATATTCATCGTGATAAGAAATCGCAATTTGAACTCCGTGGGGAAAAGGGCGGCCCGAAGGCCGCCCAAGTTTCAACCCCAATCGTCTTCAGACTCAGGGGCCTTTTTAGCTGGTGCAGCCGCTCGCGTTGAGCCCGTAGAGGGCGGCGTGCGAGGCGCCGGATCTTCTTCATCGTCCTGCGCGGGTGCGTTGCGAGGCGTATAAACAAGATCGTCTGGCCGCTTGGTCCAGCCGGTAATCTCGAAGGCTGGCGCATAGTTTGTCGATTTCTTTGCGCCTTCGCCTGTCACAATCGGAACAGATTCATCAAGCGTTACAACTGGCAATTTGCCAGGGTTCTTCTTGACGCCTTCCAAATAATCGTCATGCAGCTTATCCAGGCCGCGCAAAAATGATTTGGAATTGGATGCCATTTCACGCAGATCACCGCCCAATTCCTTGGACAGTTTCAACACAACGCGTGCGCCCCATCTGTATTTATCAGACGGCTTCTGAGGCTTGGGTGAAAGATGGTGCGCCATAATCATTGACGGAGCCCCGCCAGTGTCAAAGTCCATCCATCCCATTTCGATATTCTCAACGTCAATGATCGCTTTGAATGTGCGTGTAATATCGGTGTCGATACTTTCGCCATTCTCGCGGTCACGGCGGAACATACGACCCGCCTTTGCGTTGAACTTCACAATCCCCAGGTAGTTTCCACCACCTTCCGAGGAAAAGTTAAGACCGAGTGCCATTTTATACTCTCCAATTTGCAGCTATCTGGCCAGCTGCTTGCCTTCGCCCGATATGGGCAATCCCTATAAACCCCATTCATCAAATGCCGCCTGGCGAGCCATTGGGTCAGCAAAATAAAACGAATCCACATCCGGTGCGACAATCCCCACAAGCTCCTTGGGGTCGCTGGAAACAGCCAGAAACCTTTGTATGGTCAAGGCAATCTTGTGCAGCGCCTGAATGTGCTCATTGATATTCTCAAGCCTATAAGTCGCTGCTTTCTTGGGCGTCACATATGATATTCGCGCATCCAGATTGTTTGACTTTGCAGCAACATACAACGCAACCTGTCTGGCATGATTGGTTGATATTTTTGACGGCAAAGCGTGCGTTGTCTTCAAGTCAATCAGGATTCCGTGATCTTCCCACATCATATCGTAAAAGCCGATCATGGGAACAGCAACGCCTTCAAAGCTATATTCTATCTTGCCCTGCGTCGATGACGGTGGACCATAATCACGCAATTCTGCCAAGCCCATTTCGACCATGCCGGCAAGGCTCTTCTCTTCTTTCTCGATGCGCGGATCACCTGATAACGCAGTGAGTTGATGAAACTTCTGCATGGCAATATCGCTTGCCTCTGCAACACTGAGAGATTTGGTTAATCCTTGCACAATTCCATCTTCAACAGCAGTGCCTCTATGCGCTGCGGCGCCAACAGGTTGGCGACGTTTTAACACTTTCTCCAACACAAACATGGCTGGTGAAGCAATAAACAAATTGCAAGTGCTTGGTGAAAGATGCTCAAGTCCATGAGCTTCGAACGGATTCATAAAATCTCCTCAGAATCGAATCAGCGCAAGTGTGGATGATGAATCTGATTCGGTCAATCAAAAATAATTTTTTACACACCCGTTGACATATTGGACAAATTGTCCCCTCTATATAGGCATGAGAGCGAATCAACTTGATTGGGAATTGATTGAACGTCTGGCCGAAGGGCTGGGCGTTACCTATTGGGCGCGACGCAAATGGCGTCAACGTCAACACATCCCCTACAAATGGCGTCTCTACCTGCTTACAGCCGCTAAAGGTAGTATCACGCCTGAGCAATTCAAAGTTTTAGATAAACAGAGGAAACGTAATGTTTAATTGTTTCATGGGCATTGATCCTGGCGTGAGCGGCGCTGTGGCGTTTTATTTCGCTGAGCAGCCGGACAAGATTGCTGCTTATGATGTGCCTTTGGTCGACGGCGAAATCAATCCATCTGCATTGGCCCAGCTTATCAGTCAGTTTGATCCTGAATGGGCAATCATCGAAGAAGTCAGTTCCATGCCAAAACAGGGCGTTGCATCCACTTTCAAGTTTGGCTGCGCGTTTGGAATGGTCAGGGGGATTGTTGGCGCGATGATGATCAAGACCATTTTCGTGAGGCCAGGGAAATGGAAGAAGCATTACGGTTTAGGAGCAGAAAAGGAAAAGTCGCGTGAACGGGCTATTCAATTATGGCCCAGAAGTGAATCATTTCAGCGCAAGAAAGATCATGGTCGGGCGGAAGCTGCCCTGCTGGCTCTCTATGGCGCAACAACCCTTAAAACAGATTAGTGCGTCCTTATGACGCCCTATAGGCGATACATCGCCGACGGAGCCTCTCCGGTATGAGGCAAGATGAAGGAAGATTGTTATGGCTAAAGCACCTACTAATAGCGTCGTTTCGATTACAGCCCCCAAGATCCAGACAGCCGCATTCCGGCTGATTGGTGAAAGCCCGTTTGTTCAGGCCCGCTTCAGCGAAAAGGCCAAAAACATGATGATGGCAAAAATGGCTGCGGGCTCAACTGCTAAAGGCAAGAAGGTCAGAGACGCAAGGGATTTCGATCAGGACTGCAAAGACGCAATGCACGTCGGCATAGACGGCAAGCCCGGCGTTCCGGCTGGCGCCTTTCGCAATGCAATGATTTCGGCTTGTCGCTTGGTTGGCTTCAAGATGACGCTCGCCAAGCTTAGCGTCTTCGTTGACGCAGATACGTTTGATTCTGTTGACGGTGTGCCTTTGGTTCACATTCACGGCGACTGGGAACGCCTTGATATGCACACTCGTAACGCAACAGGCGTCATTGATATTCGCGTGCGTCCCATGTGGCGCCAATGGCACATTGATCTTCGCGTGAAGTACGATGAGGATCAATTCACGCTGACTGATGTTTCAAATCTCTTAATGAGAGCTGGGGCACAAGTCGGCATTGGTGAAGGCAGACATGATTCCAAGTCATCAACGGGCTTGGGGTTCGGCTGCTTTCGAATTGAGGGGGCAAGCTGATGTTATCTAGTGAACGTCGAAATGCGATAAGGGAGGAATTGCGGGCGCTCGTTTCTAACGGGCGTCTCAATCCGGAAGATGTTGTGGATGCTGCCCGCAATCCCAACTCTTCGTTGCATTCCTATTTTACATGGGATGATACGGAAGCCGCTGCGGCATTCCGTCTGCAAGAAGCAAGGGCCTTGATCCGTAGGGTCAAGGTCAATGTGATCCGCACAGATGACTCTGTTGTCAGAGTACCATCGTTTGTGCGCTCACCTGCTGGCAAGGGCTATCAGAACATCGCCGTTATGCTCACAAGCAAACCCGATCATACCGGCGTGATCCTGATCGCACTCGCTCAAGTCTCTACGATGCTCAAAAACCTCGCTGCACCGGAACTTGATGAACTCATTCAGCACGTCGATGCAGTGCGCGAAAAGCTGCAACAGAACTTGGCGTCTGATGTCGCTTAGCCATTGCAGGCGCGTCTAGGCATCCAATGGAGCCGAGAGGCAAGGCAACGCAGGCTTGGTTAGGCCGCGC